CATCCTCGAGCTTTGTCTTGTTCTTGAAAAGGAAGTCATCAAATTCGTCATTCAGCTTGGACTGAACAAGATCTTTCTGGTTCTCCTTCACGAAGTCCTGGAGATCCTTGAGTGTACCGTCGACGCGCATCTGCGCTCCACGGCAGAGAGCCGCCGCGCCACTGAGATCAGCCTTCTCAAACTCAGTTGCCTGCTTGTCCAGCTGCTCATTGAAGTTCGTGATCTTACCGACGAGGAACTTCTCCATGCTCTGCGTGCGCATCTGGAATTCATACTGCTTCAGGAAGACCGTGAAAAAGAATGTATCCTTCCGGCTTAATACTTTCTCGGGGCTCAGGAAACTCAAAAGAGCCCATCGTTGGCTCGGAATCTCCGGATCTTCAGTCAAGAAATCTTCACGCTCAGCTGCCATTCTTCTTTACAATTGTAAATCCTTTATCTTTAGATTCCGCATTAAATTTTCTTTTTACTGAATATAGACTACTATGGACGTTGCTGAAGTTATCAACCGTGCGATCAAATACCTCATTGAGGGTCTCGTTGTTGCGGGCGCCGCGCTTTTTATCCCCCGGAAGACACTGCCTGTCGATGAGATCGCCACCTTGGCACTCGTCGCCGCCGCCGTCTTCGCGGTTCTCGACCTTGTCTCACCTTCCATCGGCGTCACAGCTCGCCAGGGTGCCGGCTTCGGTATCGGTGCAAATCTCGTAGGATTCCCTCGGGGCTTGTAAACCAATAATATCAAACGCATTTTGATTGTAACTTGTAGATACAATCAAATGCTCACATTTACCTATGTCCTTGTTGCTATTGCGGTTATTATGGGTGTTTCTCTTCTTGTAAAGGAAGGATTTACAAGTCCTGGTACCATGGTTCAACTAGCATCCACACATGTTCCGACGGAAGAGGATTACTATTATTACAGATTCATGTATCCGAGAACTGTGAGAAAAGAGATCACAGAGATGACGGGAGGTGATCCTGGTCCGCTATTTCCGATGCGCTTTTAATTATCGTCTACAAGTAAATGGATACAGCAGAAAATATTGAACAACTACGAAAAGTACATCTTGCGGCAGCAAAGGCAGCTGACGAGGTTGGGCAGTATTTAGTCGGAATTCTTAAGGATCAAGTTTCTTGGGTACTTCGTTCGACAATCCTACTCCTTGATAAAGTACCAACAACTGAAGCTGAACGTGACTTAATTCGTTTTGAGGCTGTTGACGCGTGTGCCGCTCAGGCTAAGGCGGTCGCACTAGATCTAGCTAAGCGCCTTAAACCGAACCAGGTAGCTGAATTTCGTGATCGTGCTATAGCTGCTACCCAAGATGCTGTTCGAAAAATTATTATAAAAGTATTTCCTTTACCAGGGAACGTGTCACCACAGAAAGCACTACCCACAAATATTCCCCAAGAAGTTATGCAGCCACTTCGACCGTTCGTTCCTCCTACACTAAGCCGTGTTGGCGCACTTCAACCAGTGTCAATTCATCAGCCACCTACTTTACCTGTCCCTGCCGGTCTCCCCCCGCGACTCACCGAGCCCGAAATTGAAGCGATAGTAAATATGGATATTTTGAGAGTGGAAAGAGTTGGCGCAGGCGGATTTGGGCAAACGTATAAAGTTAACTATGGAGGAAAAACATATCTTCGTAAAGATATTGAGTTTAATGGAGATAAATTTACAAAATGGTCATTTGACACAGAAATAAAATATCTTGAACTCGTTTGTTCGCATCCACTCTATTCATTACTTCCTCTAACCCCTTATTATTTTGGATCCATGATTCGGGGCGATATAGGCTATATCATTGAAGAAGTGTTTTCTGGCGAAAATCTTCATGAAATTCTGAATGAAAGATCTATTACAGCTGAGGAGGCAAGTTACATTAATGTCACTCTTGATTTTTATGTTCATCAGTTTTTCCATAAACAGTTGGGAATTCTTCACTTGGATTTAAAACCCCAAAATATTTTTGTTCGCATGCATGAAAATAAGATTGTATCGATTCATTTACTTGACTTAGGTTTGACGCGCGCAATAGGCGAAGAAGGACAAATATCAGGCACACGCGACTTTATGCATCCTAATCAGATCAGTGCGAGAATTAGTGGTTTGCGTAAAATAAAACACGTTGAAGAATTTAATACATATGCTCTTGGTCTTATATCGCGTTTTGTAAACGGATCGATCGTGCCGCCCCATTGGATAAAGGAACTTAATAGAGCACCGCTCATTCCAAGACCTTGGGAAGCAGATATTCCTACATCAATTACCAATGTACTCTGCTCATTTGGTCTAATAGGTTTCGTTTTGGATCAGGTAATAGTAGATCTATTGAGTATTCCTGGCACTAATTTAAATAATTTTTCAAGCGATGGAAATACACCTCTTATAGTAGCGCTCGCGAACAAAAACAGAATATTAGCAGTTACTTTTGTTCGCAGAGGAGCAGATGTCAATCTACGAAATACAAGAGGCTCAACTCCCTTACACTGGGCTGCCTCACAAGGCTTAGGGGGTCCTCTGAAATTATTGCTTGATAAGGGCGCTGATAAAGATGCATTAACACTTCCAACTGATCCTTGGGAGCCGCTTGCGACGCCGCTCCATTGGGCATGTAAGGCGGGGCAACCTGAAACTGCAATGACTCTTCTTACTGCGGGAGCGAATCTTGGACTGAGGGACGGTAATGGAGAAAGTACGTTAGATCTTGCCAAAGTAAAACCGTCAATGTCAGCATTTGTAAAGATGTTAGAAGCATATAAGGAAAGAACAGGGGCGAATATGGGTGGGCGACGCACTAGACGCAATCGCAAAACCAGACGCCTAAGAAATAAAAAACATTACAGTAGAGCGAAATGATTTTTGCTACGATCATCCTACTTCTCATCGGCTCTAGCTTCTCGCAAGATACCGAAAGGGCTGGTATTATTCTGAATTATAAGGACAGATACCTCTTAGTTCAGAATAAGTTCTCATTTCGCTGGAGTTTTACAAAGGGACATGTGGAACCTTTTGATGTGAATTTGCTGGAGACAGCGCAGCGCGAAGTCAAAGAAGAGTCCGGTTACCTTGAATGTGAACAATACGTGATTGATGATACCAAACCTCGCGTTTATGGGAAATCAACGTATTGGACGGGCACAGTGATCAGCCCTGATCCGCCCAAACTCAAAGAGGACGAACACCTTGGGTTTGGTTGGTTTACAAAAGAGGAAATGCGGAAGTTGAAAACAACGACTGATATAAGCGAGTGGCTCTAGATAGATCTGATAAACTGCCACTTCAAATCAATACAGATATTTTGCCAAATCTTATCCTGAGCATACAACTTATCCTTGTTTTTCAACAAAGGAAAACAATGAAGGTACTCATCCAAATCCAACAGTTCACAAAACTTGTACAGAACATACGAATAGGATAAAAAGTTGCTGCGATCCTTGGGGCAGTGCTTCTGAAAAGATGGCTGAATCTCAATAAACATATGACGCAGCTTCTCCTCGGTCTCACGCGTCATCACAGGCGCATTTTGCCCATTCAGCCGATTCGTGATGTGCGGTGTATGTTCATAGTACTTATTCATTTTGAGTTTCTTGAGAATCTCACGAATCTTTGAACGATTCAATGACGATAAATCATTAATGCGTTCCTTCTTAAGTTCCGCAATAATGGAATCATAGACCTCCTTAGGAATCTCAGTGCTTTCCTTTGCTTGAAATTGTGCTAACCACTCATTAAAGTGATTAATACGCTTATAGGCATAGTACGAGATTTCACGCGGCGGATCCTTGTAGGAGGGCTTGTCCGAATCAATAAGAATAAACTCTTGGAATCCGCACTCAGGGCATGAAAACACAGCCTCATTTGTACTAAAAATCATTTCACAATTACACTCATCGCATTTACCATAGGTATCCTGAAGCTGATTGAGAACCGCTGTTTCCTTTGCGTGCTCAGGGTCAATCTTCTGTAAATATTTATTGAGAAGACTGCTGCGTGCGAGAGTTTCGGACCCACCCTTACCGATAACACTAACCTCACCCTCAGTCTTCTCAGCAGCATTCTCCAACGCTGCCCAAATGCTTCCAGGCTGAGATTTACCCTGCTTCGTCTGCTTTACTTCAATGCCACGATTGATCTTTTCCTGAATATCATAGTATTCGTATAAAATCGGACCGGTCTCTAAAAAGTATTCAAAGACATTCTTTTCACCTGTGAGCTCAATCAGTTTATTTTCAATATCCTTCATCTCGCGCTCATATTTTACCTTTTCAATATCATTTGTGCTATCATCATGTTGCTCTTTGAGAGACTGTAAATCAGAACGTACAGATTCTATAGATTTATTCTCATCTATGAGTTTCTCAAGATGACTTCTATGAATACTATCAAGGGTGGTTCTTGCTTCAGGATTACTTCGCTTTGTAGGACGGATCTTGAAGAAGGGGTCTTGGCTGTTCATCTGTTATAGGAGTCTTTCTGGGGTTTAGGTTTTCCTCTTGCCACGTAGAAAAAGAGAACCTCCCGGTTGACCATTTCCGAAATTTCACTTTTTCCGCCGCGCCGCCAAATTTTTTTCTAAGAGAAGGGTATAGAACTAAAATGACAGGTGGTGGTCTTATGCAGCTCGTAGCCTATGGCGCTCAGGATGTTTACCTCACGGGAAACCCCCAGATTACTTTCTTCAAGGTGGTTTACCGCCGTCACACTAACTTCGCCATGGAGGCGATCGAGAACCCGTTCAACGGTTCCCCTGGCTTCGGCAAGACGGTCACATGCACGATCCAGCGCAACGGCGACTTGATCTACCGCATGTACCTCCAGGCGACTCTCCCCAAGGTCACCCTCGCCTCATCTGACGGCTCTGGTGCCCAGTTCCGCTGGCTCAACTGGGTCGGTCACAACCTCGTCAAGGAGGTTGAGCTCCAGATCGGCGGTCAGCGCATCGACAAGCACTACGGACAGTGGCTCCACATCTGGAACGAGCTCACCCAGGAGGCGGGCAAGCAGGCTGGCTATGCCAAGATGGTTGGCAACGTTCCTCAGCTCACCAACCTCATCACCCAGGGTGGTGAGGATTGCGACGATGACTGCGCCTCTGGCGAGCCCAACACCTCCAACGAGGTCGGCAAGTGCGCCCCTGAGTACACGCTCTACATCCCGCTCCAGTTCTGGTTCTGCCGCAACCCTGGTCTTGCGCTCCCGCTGATCGCCCTCCAGTACCACGAGGTCCGCATCAACTTGATCTTCAACGACCTCAAGAACCTCTGCTGGGAGACATCTCCCCAGCTCTCCAACACGCACACCATCCGTGACCGTGTTGCCAACGCCAACCTTGTCGCCGCTTCCCTCTATGTCGACTACATCTACCTCGACACGGATGAGCGCCGCAAGTTCGCTCAGGTCTCCCACGAGTACCTGATCGACGTTCTCCAGTTCACTGGACAGGAGTCAATCACCTCAAGCTCCAACAAGCTCAAGTTGAACTTCAACCACCCGTGCAAGGAGCTCATCTGGGTTGTCCAGCGCGACTCCTACACGGACTGCGCCGATGCCACCATCAACCCTTGGAAGGGACAGCAGCCGTTCAACTTCTCAGACTGGTGGGACAGATCCGTCCTCGAGTCTGGCTACTCAGTCACCCGCGTCGAGGGCATGGGTGGCAAGAACCCCGTCGTCACTGCGCTCCTCCAGCTCAACGGTCACGATCGGTTCCAGGTTCGCGAGGGACGCTACTTCAACGAGGTCCAGCCTTACCAGCACCACACCAACATCCCCGCCGTCGGTATCAACGTCTACTCATTCGCCCTCCAGCCTGAGCAGCACCAACCCAGCGGCACCTGCAACTTGTCCCGCATTGATAACACCACGCTCCTCCTCACGGTCTCCAACAACGCTGTTGGCACTGTCACGACCTCATCCGTGTATGTCTATGCGACAAACTACAACGTCCTCCGTATCATGTCTGGCATGGGTGGACTTGCCTACTCCAACTAAGCAGGTTGTTGGTTCATATAGTTATTACGTATTGATTGTATAATTAATATGTAAATTTAAATACCTTATAATGATATATTGATATATCATTACAAGGTAAAAATATCCCATTGTGTAATGGCTACTAAATTCCAAATGTGCTTCGCGTATCCGTAAAGAGTTTGGAGACTTGTGCTGCTGAAAGAGCAGTATTATAAAATCGTATGAGACCAATTGAACCTTTTAAGAATTTTGATGGTGGGTCGGGGGACGGCTCTATTCTCTGTGCGATACCGACATCACTTGTATTGCTCACAGTGCCAAGAGATGCTAAACTCGTCGTAGCTGAAGAAGCACCGTTTTTATATCCTGTTAGAACATCAGTTGTAAAATTAAAGACACCTACAACATGAACCCAAGTATTTGTAGATACAGTTGAAAGACTTACACTCACAAAATTTGTTCCATCCCACACGGCAATAAGAGCAGTTGTATCACTTTCTTTATATCTAATCACAAATGGATAGCGTGATTGATTTGATGAATTCCACTTCTCTACAACAGCTGGTGTATCACCTACTGTACCTTCTTGACCAGACGAAGGATTAAACCATACTTCAACTGAATAGGTATCTGTGTTATTAAAATTGTTAATTCCATCACTACTTGCTATGCTTCCATATTGGTCAGTTCCATTAAAGGTGTATCCGAGCGAAGAACTATAAGTTGGAGTTCCAGTCATTGTCCCATTTAGACTTCCCACTGAATCTGACCAAGTTGATGTTGTGCCATTTGTAGGTAGATAGGCTGCTACGGGGTCCGGGATAACGACAGGAGCAGGAGTTGGTTGAGATCCCGCCGCTAAAATATTTGCTCTTTCTTCAGGAGTCATAAAAAAAGCGCCTTCTTTCATTGGGAGTATCGCCGAGGAAGAATGGACACCTGCACTTCCTGAGACTAAATCAATATGATTTGTTTCTCCTTGTGTAAAGGATTGTTCTTTTAAAATACGATGCGCATACAAGATACGCCTTTGAATTCTATAAAGAAGATCCGAGGAATTTGTTCTAGGTATAATGGGCATCTCTTATTATACATGCTATTTAAGAGTTTTGGGGCGGAAATAGCAAAATTGAAATCCTCCCTCCACTTAAAATCCATAAAATAAAAAATGGGACAGTATTACTATCCGATTCTTCTGGACAAGGACGGCAAGATCATGGCATGGACCGCGGCGTATGAATATGGAAACGGGCTCAAGCTGACAGAGCATTCATATCTAGAAAACAAATTTGTACAGGCATTTGAGTTTCTCTTGGCGCCCGATCAACAATATCATAAGACCCGCGTTGTCTGGGCAGGCGATTATGCTGATGTCGAGCCAAATTCTGAAGAACAAAATTTTATAAAGGTAATTCAGTTATGCTCAAGACCTCCTCAAAAGAACCCCGTTGTTTGTGAGGAATCTGAGAATAAAAATCTTTACTATATGTGCGAAGAAACGGAGAAGATTCATCCTGAGTATTTATGCAGCACAGCGCAGTATCCTTACATTGTAAATCACACGAAGAAGCAGTTTGTTGATAAGCGCAAGAATATTGATACGCGCTACGGAGCACTTGGACTCCATCCTTTGCCTTTGCTTACCTGCGAAGGAAATGGACGCGGTGGTGGGGATTATCATGGGGAGAGCCCGCTTATTGGTCTCTGGGCGCGCGATGTCATCTCAATTGAGAAGAACAAGCCACTGGATTGTGTAGAGATTGTCTTTGATTTGAAGGAGCAGCTCTAATTGCGCCGAGACCGCGTCTTCTTTGAACGCCGTTTAGAGCGCCGCGTGCCACCACGATATCCGCTCTGAATTCTAAGAGAAATAATCAGTCTCGATCCGTTACGAAGACCATAATCAGATAGAGCACGATCATCATCCAATGTCTTTTTTCCTGCGAGATGAAAAGCAGGATAGACCAAATCAAACTTTACATCATACTGGAAAAAATATTGTATTATCTTTTTTAATTCGAATACTGGCATACGTATATCGACAAAAATCCTCTTATCTTTATTTGCCGCCGCTGACATGGATCCAAGTTTTATCTCTCTTACAAACTGACCTACATACAAACGAATGAGATCGCGAATGTTCTTCGCGCGGCGAGTTGTAGGAGGATTTTCTCTTGTAACTTCTCGTTCAGATGGAGAAAGACCTACAGAGGTACGCCACGCCATATTTGCGTTGTTTTCTGCTTTTATCTTTGCTGCATAACGATTCGCGATCGCCTGTTGTTCAGCTCTTTGGATAGCTCGATTCTCTTCTCTCATCTCCTGTCGGATGCGACCGAGAGTGGGAGTACTATTTCCGTATTGATTTTCATAGGATCCATAGCTATAAGGTGAGTTAGACGCATTCCGATAAGCGGCGTCAGACTTTAGTTCATCGTATAATTCTTCTGACATTACGTTGATCATATGTCCATTGTTATCAGGTAAAAACCACGCACCAACTTCTAGAAGCATCTGTACAATCTTTTCGAGATTACCTTCTTTATAAATAGCATCTTTATAATATCCAAGTGCTGTGACACCATCGTGATCCTGTATATTTACATTGGCACCGTTATCAAGCAAGAATTCAACAATATCTTCTTTTCCTCTCGCGACAGCCTCCATAAGTAAAGTTGACCCTTGATAATTATCCTGCTCGTTTATATCACGACCATTTTCAATAGCTGCTCGCACCGTTTCTAAAGTAAAATTTCGCATAAGATTTACTGGAGCTTCAGGTAATCTCCATCCAGCTGCTGAACGTCCCGCGGCGGGTGGGGGTGTTGAGCTCATTTATTCTAGCCGTATATTTTAAGTGCTCTACATAGAATGCTACTCGGTGATATTACAAATCCAGAGGATGCCAAAGACTGGTGGTATATTTTAGTCGCGATCTTGATCGTGGATATTGTAGTTATTTTCTTGGCGAAGTATCTTCCCGATATTCTTGGTATTTCAATTAATCAATGGTATGAACGCTTCGGCTTGAACGCGGTCATTTCAGATGTTTTCATCATTGCGCTCGGTTTTTTTATGGCTCGCTACGCTTACACGTATTTCATGCCCGCGAGTTATGGCTTCAACTTATGGTACTTCTTAGCAATCTTGGTTTTAGTCCAACTTATTCATGATATTTTCTTTTATCTAGTGATTATCAAGCCGATTCCTCAAGGACACAACCGTATGATTGACGTTTTCAAACGGTATTCAAGCGGCGGCGTAAAGATTCTCTTGAGTGACGCAGCAATGATGATCGCATCAGCGCTAATTGCGATGTATTTGAAGGAAGCTGGTCCAGAAACATATGCGGGTGTCTCTCTTCTCACGATCTACACTTTACCTTACATCTTGGAAACGAAAAATAAGTTTTCTGAGTTTTAAAGTGAAGATTTATAGAATGTAGAATAAAGTAGAGTATGAAAAAATATTTAATTACACGAATTTTAGGAAATGATTTACCAACTTTACATGGGAAAAATCAAACAATTGATAATCTTTTATTTACTATCATAAATGAAAGAAAATTCGATAATACTGATACACTATATATATTGAATAGAATAATCGATCCAAAAAAAAGGAGAGATTTGATTGATCTATTAAATAAATATAGTATTGCGTTTATTGAAATAGAATTCGATTATAATGAATATAAAAAAATACCTGATATTGATGAGAAA